CAACTGGCAGAAGGAAGCTGACGATGCATGGAATGAATTGATACAAGAATATCATATCTTTATTCCTGCTAAGATGTTAGAGATGATCTCAAAGGTCGTTCCTATTAACTTCAGTGTACCTGTTCTTGGTATATCAATTAACGTATTAAAGATACTTGAAGAAGAAGAACAGAATCGCATTGTCTCTCAAATCTCAGGTATGACTGGAGAATACACTGCAAAGGTAGATCAACTAAAATCGAACTTTGAAAGTGGTAAACTAGAACAAGACGCATATGATTCTGCGTTGAATCAACTAGAAGGAGAGAAGAGTGCGATCATTGATCAGTTCTTCTCCTTATTGCCGCCGGAGTACCAACAGTTTAACGGCGAGTTTGGAGTTGTCTGCAACGAATGGAAAGCTAAACTTACGTGGCAATATATCAAGAGCGAAATTGTCAAGTTCTGCACTAATGCTCTACACGCAGCCTTCGATAAAGTAATTGGCAAGTTCAGCGAGATATGGGATGAACTGGGTCTACCTTCGTTAATTGCTTTATTGAACTTTGACGTTGAGGCATTTATCAAGGCACAAATTGAGATTGCTAAACAGAAAGCGGAACAGTTCAAGACGGACGCTATCTCTGAAGCAGGAAAGGTGAAGTCTGACATAGAGAATATGGACCAACTCATTCAACAAGAGATTGACGACCTAGAAGCTGACGTAGACAACTTAAAGAAGGAGTTTGAACAGGAACTTAAAAACGCCGAGGATAGAATAAAGAACTTTGATTTGCAGGCAGAGGCATACAGTATGGTCATTGACCACCTTGAAGGTGTGTCATTATTCGGCATGTCTTTGCTTGATATTATAGGTGGCGAAATAGAAGAGACAGTAAAGACCGCCGAGAAAGACATTGATAATCTGATCAAGGCTGCGCGTGACTTTGCTGCGAACTGGGAGAAGGAACTGTTGAATATTTGGATCAAGAAGATCAAGAAATTCTTAGACGCAATTGGGTTAGGAAAGTTAATGGACTTACTCACTTTGACACTTTGCGATGTTTTACCGTTGATTGGCATACCAACTTCATTTGATGTTGAGTTACCCGTATAAATACAATGAAAAAGAGTTTAATATAATGCCAAGCGTATTTTCTACACAAGACGGAAACCTGCAGAATAAACCGATCACGGTAACTATTGACCGTGAGTATTCAGACATCGACTGCACGTTTTCGGCGTCACCTACAACTAAATCGCTGTATAAGAAGACAGACGCTGCGGCAGTTCGTCAAGCAGTTAAGAATCTGCTATTAACGAACCGTGGTTCGTTGCCGTTTAGGCCTTACTATGGAGGCAACATAGAATCCCTTTTATTTCAGTTGTCTACTGTATTAGATGAACGAGATGTTGAAGACGAAATTAGACTCACGATTAAAAACGAAGAACCACGCGCAGAAGTACGCGAAGTAACTGCGCTATTTAACGAAGATACTTACTCCCTCAATATAAGGCTGGTGTTCGCTGTTAAAAACACACCTAAAGTCGTCACTATGGATTTAACTGTTGCAAGGTCAAGATAATGACAATTAATACATCTGATTTAGATTTTAATGATATCAAGTCAAAACTAAAAACCTATTTAAGAAATAGTGGTGAGTTTGAAGACTTTGATTTCAACACTAGTGGTATATCCAATATTTTAGATGTGCTCGCTTATAATACACACATCAATGCATTGGTAGCAAATCTGTCCATCAACGAGTCATTTCTTAGTACATCTCAGATACGAACGTCTGTTGTTGGTCATGCGGAATCATTGGGGTATACTGTCAAGTCTCGTACTGCTGCTCGCGCTACTGTTGGCCTTGAAATAACAATAGAAAACCCTCCATCAACCTTTACTTTGAGTAGAGGGTCAGAGTTTTTTGCTAGCATAGATGATGTCGGATATAGATTCTTAGCAGTAGAAGATCACACAACCCAACTTGGGAATGATGGTAAGTTCACTTTTAATAATATACAGATAGCAGAAGGTAAATTCAAAACACGCACATTTGTCGCAAACCAAGTTCCGAATGTAAGTTATGTTATTATGGACGAAAATATTGATACGTCCACTATATCTGTTCATGTATACGAGAATGGGAATTCTACAAACTACGAAGTATATCAAGACTTAAATACTGTCTCTACAATCGATGACAATTCTAGAGTATACATGGTAGGTGAAACACCAAGCGGAAACTATGAAATATTTTTTAGCGACGGCAATATTTTAGGCAAAAGACCAAAGCAAGGAAATATCATCGAGGTGTCTTATATTTCAACAAAGCACGTAGAGGGCAATGGCGCAAAATCGTATTCATTAAATGGTTTCGAAGGTGTCTCTATAACTAGTTCAACAACTTCTGCCGGAGGTTCTGATCGTGAATCTTTGGATTCAATTAAATTGAATGCGCCTAGATCGTACACTACACAAAACCGACTAGTAACTGCAGACGACTACACCGCATTGATCATGGCGAAGTATTCTAATTATCTACGTGACGCGATTGCGTGGGGCGGTAATGATAATGTACCACCAGAATATGGCAAGGTCTTTGTTAGCCTAAATTTTCAAGAAGACGTTGATGATACTGTAACAAAGAGCGAAAAGTCCAGAATACAACAAGAATTGACATCAAACTTATCGATCATGTCTATCGACCTAGAGCTTGTTGACCCTGAATTGACGTATCTAGAAATTCAGACCGTATTCAATGTAGACGCATTGAAATCGAATAAATCGCAGACTCTAGAGACTGACGTACAGTCGTTGATCAATGCTTATATAGAGACAGAATTGTCTACGTTCAATTCCACTTTCCGTCGTTCGAATCTACTTGCACAGGTCGATAATCTATCGCCTGCAATTCTAAACTCACGCATGACTGTAAAGGTACAGCAACGAATTCCTGTAACCGAAATATTTACTGAGACGGGACTTACAGATAAAATAGAAAAAGACTTCCATGTAAACTTCCCTGTCTTCTTGGCAGAACCAGATAATGATGATCACACAATCACATCATCGGTATTCAAGTCTAATGGACAGAACGTCATAATCAAAAACAAACTAGGTTCAACCAAGTTACAACTGCTAGACATGGACAACATCGTTAAGATCGACAACATAGGATCGTATGAACCAGCGAGAGGAACAGTAACACTTAACGCATTGACCGTTGACGAAAATAGTTATGTCGATGATGTTATTAAAATAAGTGCGACCCCAGCGAATCAGAGTACAATCGTACCTTTACGAAACTATATTCTAACACTTGATTCAGGTTTGTCAACCACTCGATCTAATTTAGATACAGGCGCAATCAAGGTTGAGTTGTAATGAGAGTCAATCCTAAATTCCACCAGTCGAAAGTATCGCAGGTTCTTCCTCAGTTTTTCCAGAGTGAGTATCCGCGGCTTATTGATTTTCTCGAAGCCTACTATGACTTCGCGGGAGAGGAGACTGCGTTCAAGGTAATTCAGGATCTGTTCGACATAAGAAATATTTCAACAACCGAACTAGAACATCTGGATCTGTTGTTACGCGAGATCAGCGACGGCCTTGATACTGATTCATTTGATCAAAACTCGAATGCCGACCCACGATTGATGGCTCGACTTTTATCTCGATTCTACAAAGCAAAGGGTACGCAACTATCTGCAGAACAGTTCTTTAAGGCGTTCTATGGTGTAGACGTTGAAGTCACGTACCCAAAAAGAAACATCTTTCGGTTGAACAGTGGCCCAAGCGGTTCCTTAATCGGACCTAGTTCACTTAAGTACATTCAAGACGACAGACGATATCAGATCTTTTCAGTTCTTTTAAAAACACCTTTATCGTTTTCTGATTACGAAGCAATGTACAAGAAGATGGTACACCCTGCAGGTTTCTATCTGTCGGGTGAGACGGAGACTCAGGGATTCGGAGACTTAGGCGCTATGGCAGGCGCTACGACCGACCCATTAGAAATCCCTAACTACCCTGTCGTCCTTGAAACATCTCAGTCGGGCAGTCTCGCGCCGACGTACTCTCTGCTTACTATGGAAGAGAACGATCCGGTAGATGCGCGTACACAATCGCAGAAAGACGATGGTACAGGTATCATTGTTAGTTCGCTTGAAACCCTTGATAAGTATGATACAATTACACTGCAACAAATATCAGATGACTTTACTACAGTCGCGAATTGGTCCGGAGTTAAACCACCGACATTAGATGATGATATATTAGACCTCTCACAAAACTACGAACAACTAGACGCAGAAAAACACGGCGGGTAAAATGACAAGAAGAATTCTAAACACTGGTGAATCAGCAAACGACGGTACGGGAGATACACTCCGCGAAGCCAGCGAAAAGATCAATGACAACTTTCTAGAACTTTATCAAATCACCACACTAGGTGATGTGACCGCAGAGTTCCTATCAAATTATGTTGATAGTGCAGTTGCTAGGGGGTTGTCTGGTGTTGATTTATCTGGAATTATCGCAAACCAAAACTCACTCGGTCTTTTGGACGCAAGAGTCAATAATCATGATAATGTTCTTATTGGACTACAGTCTAGCATTGATAGTGCGGGTCTAGACTCCGCAACGGTACAAAGTATTATTGATGCAGGAACATATGGATTTGACTCTGCGACAATTGTCTCCATCGCAAACGGTAACCTAGACAGTGCGACCATAGTAAATATTATTGATAGTGATCTAGTCCAGCTACAACAACAGATTACTCAATTAAATACATCACTAACAACAGATATAGGTGATGCGGTATCAACAGCGACTACAAGTCTTACGTCATTAATTGATGCGACTGATTCTGAAGTCACTGTGCTGGCGCAACAACTCACAGAACTAGAAGTTTCTTTAACAAGTAACACAAGTTCTGCAGTTGCTTCTGCGACAGACAGTCTCACGACGATGATCAATGCCAACGATTCTGAGATAACAGTATTATCACAACAGATTGTTGATCTGGAAGCATCACTAACAAACGACACAAATGCAGCCGTTGCTTCTGCGACAGATAGTTTAACTGCTCTGATTACTTCAAATGATTCTGAGATAACGGTTCTTTCACAACAAGTCACTAACTTAGAGGCATCACTAACAAACGACACAAACTCGGCCGTTGCTTCTGCGACAGATAGTTTAACTGCATTAATCAGTCAAACGGATTCCGATGTACTTGTGTTAGCTCAAGACTTAACGCAATTGAGCGTCGATCTAAATTCACTAGACTTCTCTGGCGTCTCTGCGAACGCAACTGCTATTGATGGACTAACGACACGCATCGACGCGGATAGTGATAGGTTAACAACTCAAGCTTCTAGGGTAACAGACTTAAGTGCAGTTGTCGACCAAATTGATTCTGATTTCTTGATTAATGCCACTGCTGGAGCACGAGATGAACTATTAGTTCTTATTGAAAGTGCTGATAGTGCAATAGAGATTCT